CCAATGTAACGTACGGTGTACTTTGTCGGGATAAAGTGCTGTTGCTGTTTCGCTGTCCTTCGCACGTAACACTACACGAATATCTTCTCCATACATTGCGTCAACGACTAAATCTTGCGTGTTTTGACCGCTAACATACCAAGGCATTGTGTCGGCTAACACCTCTACCGTATCGTCAACAGCGTACCACACAAAAAATGTCGATTCACTAACATCTTGACCACCTTTGTTTGCAATCGCATGAAACGTAAAACTCGAACTTGCGTCCACAAGTGGATTGTATGATTGCGAGCTTGGTGATGCTATATTCAATGTTGGAAATTCTACACTTGCGTCACGATTGGTTGATAGAATAACGGTATCTTGCACGCGATACGTTACTCCACTATCTCGAGGATCAATATATGTTGCTTCGCACCGTATCGTTACAGAACGTGTGTAAGACACATTTTTCTTGACCAAAAGATTGTTGCCTACCTTGACATAATCAGCCGTATCTCCGTCCGTAATGTTCGTTATTTCCGTTTCTACATAATCACCAGCAGTGCTATCGTAAGCCCGTTCAAACCAAGATACGGTATAGAACGAAGGTTCATACTTTTGCTTTGTATCTTTGTCGAAAGCGGAAATCTTAGGGATAAGCGTAAGTGGTGTCAACTTTCGGTTTGGTGCATATTTTTCTGTGTTGTCATAATACCATTGTTCCAATTGGCCGTCGTGTTCAATATAGAATGATTCATCCAACGGCATCAACTCGGTGTTAATGACAGTAGGCGTCGAAACGTTTAGTTTTCTTCCCATATCTCTTTTCTTTTTATCGTTTAACTTATTATTTGATTGTCAACTATCCTTGTTGTTTTGCCGTCATTTAACACAACGGTACAAGTGAATATTGCCTTGTCTTTGAACGACCATGTGGACGGCATTTCGCTATCCGTAAGGTGTAACGTCTTTTGCCTTTGGTGTTGCGCATCCCATGTTTCATCCGCTGTCGTTTTTCCGCTTTCGCTTTCACGTGACCACGACCAATATTCTGCGGCTACTTCATCCGTAATATCAACGTTTCCGTAGAACAAATGCGGTGTTATCACGGTATCAACACCACCACGTCTAAAAGAATATCCTTTGCTTGAAACAAATTCTATCGTAAGATTGTCGTTACCGTCAACCAATCGCCAATACGGACTATTCCATTTTGGTTCATAATACGTCAATGCACCTCCCGATTTTACGGGTTGGTATTGTAGGCATTGCCAACGGCCACCATTATGACGTACCTCATGGATCTCATATTGTTGCGTTTGCTCGTTGTATTCGTTGTAGAAATATATTCCGTGCCCTACGGTTGGTGTCTGCATTTGTGAACCGTCCTCCCATTCTCCGCAAAATACAGTAACAGGTACTGGCAGACCTTCTTTATCAATCTTTATGTAGTTACCTACAACAGCACCTTGTGCGTATAGCCAATCTGTATGTTCGCCAACTTGGGCAAGTATTTTCTTGACATCTGTGTAGTTCTTGACAAATTCGGGTAATTCGCCAATGGTTACTCCATAGTTTCCATTCTTCAAGATAGGTGCATCAACACCGCTGTACTTCACAACGCGACCTTCGGTAGTGCTTATCATAAAGACACGTTGGCGACGGATAATCGACGCTTTTATGGTCTCATAGTCTGGTTCATCAGGGTCTGAATAATCAACGCACCCCCAACGAGCAATAGTCATCAATTCGCAAGGTGGAAAATTGCGACCAGCAGGCACGTAATTGTCACCATACAAGACTACTTGTATTTGGTTCACGTCCAAACTATTGTTGGTATTGTGTGTAGCAATAACACGCATCCAAGACGTATAGTATTTGTTAGAACCATCCACCTCGACAGATGTTTCGCTTTCGTCACTAATACCCGCTTGCTTTGCGGCTAACGTGTTTATGATACCCTTTAGGATATTGCCGTACATTTGCCCAGTGATGTAGCCATCATACTTTTCTTTCAACGAAAGGATATATGATACGCTACCGTCCGTTTCGTCAATAACTTTTTCGACTTTATCCACTTGATCATTGTCGGTGTAAAGCGTATCTCCCTCTTGTGCTTGCAATCGGTTGACAAGCATTTCAACGACCTCTAAGTAAGAACGGACACGCGCACTTTCAAATTCAGCATTTCCCAATTGGTCAATACGCCACCCACTACCATCGTATGAGCCCGGTTCGAATTGCGGGCTACGTATTTCATCATGGAATATTGTACGACCTGTTGCTTCTAAGCCTTTTAGGAATGTGATGAAACCTTGTACAGTATCATCTTGCACCTTACTGACAAACAAATCACCTCCGTATGCTTCGACAATTCGCTTAACCTGAGTAGTATTAGTATAGCCTGCTATGTTAGACTTAACACCATTAGTTGCATAAGTAAGACTATCTATTTGGTTTTGTATTCGTTGTAGAGTGCCAACAGAAACATCATTGCGCAAAGTGACTTCGTATGTAGGAATACCATTATTGCCATCCTCCTTTATAACCAGCTGGTCAATATAAACAGATCCACTTATTCCTAAGTCATCATCAGAGAATAATAAAAGGTCACCTTCTTTGATAGTATCATGCAAAGAAATAACATTATCATTATTTATTGCTATTTCATGCTGGCGAGCCATGTATATTTCATCAATCTTTGGCTGATAGGTATAGCGAACATGATCATTATTGAATAACCATAATAGAGTCTTACGTAAGAGCTTTATTGTGGCAGCATAAATATAATTTGTATCATTGATATTGATACCTGTAAGATAGAAATGGTCACCAGCACTAATCTGATAAGGATAACCACTTTGTGCTTCGTTGTTCCATGCACATGGAAAATAGACTCCATTATCCTCAACTCTCTCCAGGGTAAGTGTGTTTGTACCATCTAATTCAGTAATACAAGACTGCACCTTAAATTCACGTCCTCCACAATAACCATCTGTAAAACCGATAGTCATTTGACCAGAAGATAACATAGCACTTTGCAAGTCAAATCCTATGTTTTTTAGACGTACTTTAAAATTTGGTATTGTCGCTCCATCATCAAAAATACCATTGTCTGTAATAACATCAGCGCTCAATATCTCATCTAGTCGGTCTGTTGATGTGGTGCCAAATACATCACCGGCTGTCATTCCTTCTATAGATGGGTAAATAGACTTTAATCCATTATCATCATTTTCCTCAGTAAATGATACATCGCCTTCATGTATTCCCAATTCAGATGCATTCCCGCTGTCAATATATGGTTTAAGAGGATCTGAAGAGAATACTGGAATATGTTTGCCTTCAACCGTTAGAAAATCGCTGTATTCGCTTGTTTTATTCTTTCTTATCGAGAATGTTGTCGTATTGCTAACACTGTTATATGTAGCTTTACATATATCATTCAGTGATAATTTTGGGAAGCCTGGCAACATCAAAACCTGGAGCGCCATGTTATTAGGCAAAGTCTCCATGTCCTGATAATAATGGTTAGGCATGTTTTTATCACTTCCATAAGCGAAAACACGTGTGGTGACTTTTTGGGCACTATCTACAGTTCTATATATCTCATATAGTCCATTGTCTTTGCCGTATTTGAAGAGATGGTTGGTAGGAAGTCCGGCTGCACCAATAACAATATTTCTGTTTTTGGCTATGAAGTTAAGTCCAAAACTCGTTTTTATTAACTGACAGGCCTCCCAAACGGTTTGACTGCTACATGATAGTGACAATTTTGTCTTTTCCTCACTTGTCTCTGTTCCTAAATTGAAATAAGTATCCCATTTCAATGATGCATTCTGCGCAAATGTCTCACTAACAGATCTTGCTCGCTGAATAGTTCTATTTTTATTTGGTGTGAAGAATAGCCAAAAATCAATGTCCTCATATCCGTTATTCTCGCAGTAACGGTTCATATTGGCCTGTAGCCTGTCTGCTAAGTCATCAATAGTTTCACAATAAAAACTAAAGTTTGGCAAGCTTGAATAATGGACATTATTGTCATAGAGAACCTGGTCGTGAAACATCACATCTGTTGTCTCATTCGTGAGGGAATATAACTTAATGTTATCGTATACGTATCCTTCACCGTAAGTACCTGTTCTAGCTTTCTTGTTAACAGTAGGTACGGTTTTAAGCTCAAATTTTTCGTCTCGATATATTAAGTAATCGCCAATGTTAAAATCAATAGGGTAGGCAGACTTGATTGTAACAGTAACAAAACATTCGCCCATCCATTTGCCTGAATACTCTATACCCGAAACTATTATTTCATTGTTTTGCTTGTCAATTACAGCAGAGCCTTCTTTATTATACAATATATATTTCGCCATTATGATAAAACTACATCTGTTACAGGGTCAGTTACGCGAAACTTTGTTTTAAATGTTACGCAGTTTTCGTTATACTCGTTTTTTGCATCTCCTTTCAATTGGAGTGTTGGAGTTTCTTCGGACATTCCGCAAAAATAAACCTTCTGTCTTCCAATTTGCGTATACGGAGAAAATATGGTTAAGCTTGCGCCATTTCCATCAGTTCCATTTAAGAATCTCACGAAGTTAGAAATGTTTGTTTTTGCTAAACCTAAATTAAGTGCATTACTTTTTAGCTCCTGGCCACAATAAGCAAAGGTTATTTCTATATCGTAAGCCTGGGAATAAACTATAGGACCGATAAAAGTGTCTTCTCCGTGCTCATCGTACCATACTCTTTTTGGCAACTCTTTCGAGTCTCCAATAACCTTGAATGGAACCGAAGAAGTAGCAATACCAAAGGTAGCCTTTGTATCGACTACCTGGTTATTACCACTTTTTTTAATTAGAATAGTATGAAGCTCTGACATGTTGTTATCCTTTTTTGCAAATATATAGAATTTTATCCATACTATGAAGATTTATGCAGTGTTATTTTCTAAATTATTGCATATAAAAACCACTATCTTTACTCAATGTAGCTCTTCTCAACAAATCATACATAGCTTGATTACTTTCTGCTGTTGAACGTGTTGCCTGAAGTATTCCATCGAGCCTTTCTAATTGAGATTTAGCTATGACAGACACCCCCTGAAATCCATTTTCGATGTCACCTTCTATCTGCCTTATGACTGAGACGTCTGCACGAATAGAATTTAAGTAACTCGCCATTAATCCAGCTGTATCCTCAGTAATAGACTTCGCACCAGCAATTAGATTTGAAGAGCTGTCTGCACTTGTTAGGGTTGACCCATTCTTTTTAGCAATCTGTTCCAGACCATCCATAAAAGCATTAGAGCGGTCTTGCAACTCATTAGCGCTTTCGTACATACGGCTAATAATATCTAGTCCCTTCTCTGTAAGCTCTCCATTGTCAAGCTCATATTGATCTAGGAATTCGTTCATTATTGGCTCCAGTTTATTTGCTACAAACCGCTGGCTAATCATCTTTGTGCCAAGCTCCTTAATAATATCAGAAACTTTTTGTTTGTACTTCTCTGCTGCACTTTCACCAGATGCCCATGCACTTACAAGAGTATTCGCCAAATCATTTGCCCATGATTTAAAATCTATATCGTACAGCTCTTTAGCCATCGTTTGGGCATATTGTCTAATCTCCTTTTTCTTCTGATATATTTTCTCATCATACTCAATCAGAGCATTCTTATCAGATTTCTTTTTGTCTGCTTCAGCATCTCTTTGCTTCTGTAATTCTTCTAACTCTTGCTTTAACAGCTCTCGATTAACCTTGTAAACGCTATCGCTATTAAGTCCATCAATAGACTCCTGGAGACTTTTTATGTATTCTAGAATTCGTGGATCTCTTAAACCAATAGTCCACATTCGTTGAGACTTATTGATTTCACCATGGAGATAATCTTTTCTTTTGTTTACCTTCGCCTGTAATTCAGGGTCCTCAGAAACCTTTGAATTGAATATACCACTAATAGAGTCCTCTAACAAAGATTTTAGATTGTTAGAAAGATTTTCCATTTCTTTCTCTCTTCGCTGGCTAGCTTCTATCTGTTTTTGCAAGCTCTTATCATGTAAGGCAAAAAGACTTGATGTTACAGATAATGCTGCACCGGCTGCTGCACCCCATGGTCCTGCTTTGCTTAATGCACCACCAAATGCTTGTAAACCGTTTGACACAGAAGCACCTGATTGTAATGCATTACCGACTATGTTACTACCCTCTGATAGAGTTTCATTACCTAATTGGTCAAACAGGTCTGTGACAGGTTTCAAAACATTGCTCAGTGCTTGAAACTTTTTACTTACACTGTCTATATCTTTATTGATGCCTGTCGCATTTTCGCTTTTAAGGTCTATAAGTTCCTTCTTTGATAGATTATCTCCAATTGCTTTACCAGTAGCTTTCGCTTCTTTTTCATTACGAACCAAGGTCCCTAGTTCGCCAGCACGATTATACATGCCATTAAGGGTATAGCGCTTGCCTATATCAGAGATAAGACTGGATATAGGATTTCTGTCTACCAATTCATTATTGATTTTGTCTATAGCTTCTTTTAAAGCTTTAGCATCACTAGCTGGTAGGTTTAATTTTAACTCTTCAAGTTTAGCTACTAGTTCACGAAGCTTATCTGTAGCCACCTTGTTAATGTCACCGAAAATTTTAACCCAGTCACTCGTATTTTTGAATTCCTCAAAACTTATTTTGTCAATTTTTTGCGTTGCATTGGTTTGGGCATTAGTTCGTAAAGTGTTTGCTCTTTCTGGAGTGATAAAACCTTTGCGTTCTTGCTCTTCTATAATTTTTAAATTCTTCGCTAGTTCAAGGTTTACATCATTTATCTTATCTTGATAGTTTTTGGCCGCTTTATACATATCAAGAAGCCCGTTTACGCTTTCAGAAGATAGTTTTTGCTGTTCTTCTCTTAGCTGTTTGATAGCATGATATAATTCACTGGTAGGTCTGATAACTTTTGTAAGTTCTTCCTCGCTCTTTCCCAAAACTTTATCAATACCACCTAGTTCTTTAATTTTGTCTTTTTCCCCTAGCTCTGAACGTAACTTCTCAACGATATTATTATATGATACATTCTCACCAAAGGCAATATTCTCGGCCATACTGCGGTTGCCTGTAGCATCAAAGATTTTCTTGAATAAGTCAAACTTCTTACTATTCGCAGTAATATACTTATCCATTTCTTTTGCAGCATTATCTATTTGCTTATGTAATTCATCATGGTCAACAGAAACTATATCCTTATCAAGATTGTGCAAAAAGCTTTTTCTTTCAGTAGACTTTCCAACTTTCCCGACAACAGTTTTGCGAAGTGCTTCAAATGCAGACTTCATATTGTTTATGTCATAGATAAACTTTCCTGACTTGTCAAACAAGCTGCCAAATAAACCTTCTTTACGAATTCTTGCTAGTGCCTGGTCATCTGTTAGGTCCTCTGCAAGTTTCTTATATGATGAATAAAAATCCTTGATTTTTGTAAGCTGCTCTTGCCAGCCTTTGAGTACAGTATCTGTCTTTGATGTCTTTGGCTTCTTGTCACGGAATGTCTTTCCGCCACTGTTAGGGTCCGACAAATGAATACCTGTTGATTTGTTAAAATCTGTAGCATCTTTTATTGCTTCCATTGCATCCTTATAACCTTCAAGAGCCATTCGGGTAGCCGCTCCATTGCGTCCTTTAGATACGGCTTTAGCAACAGCAGCGTCTATTTGTTCTTTTGTCAAAGACTTTTGCCCAACAAGTGTAAAACCCATCTTTAACATGAGAGGTTTCACGTTTTCGATGTAGTCCTTTGCTGATTTATATTCTTGACGTACTTTTTGAATAACATCATTAAAGTTGGTAGATGCGTTTATATCAATATGCCATTCATGCCCTACAAGTTTCTTTAAGTCTTGCTTTAGTTGGCTCGTTTTAGCTATAGCATTAGCAGTATCAGTATCTACTTCTATCTTGAATTTTTCTGCCGCAAGCTTTTTTACTTTTTCCCTTACTTCTTCTGTTGATCCGGTTGCTTTTGACGTCATTTCGCCAATCGCTAAAAGAATGGATTGTTTTTGCTCTTCTTTAAGATTGTTTAAATCATATCCCATGTCCCTAACGGTTTCCTTTAAAGAATTAGCGAATTCTTCCAAATCGCTTTCCATTCTCTGTTTTGCCGTTGCGACATCATTAGCTTCATCGCCAATACCACTACCTGACGAAAAGGGTGTGTCGGAAACATTAAGATCGGATTTGCCATTTTTATGAACGAGTTCTCTAAATTTAGAGTTGAAGTCCAAAATCGCACTAGAGTACTTCATTTGGTTTTCGGCCAACATCTTTAATTGCTCTGCCTCTGACAAGTTTCTGTGAGACTTCGCCTGCATGTCCTTGTTGGCAGCTTTTATTGCCGTTGAAAATTTTCCCTCTGCTCTCGCTGCGGCTAAAGCCTGGCTAATCTCTGTTCGGTAATGAACCATTAAGTTATTTATTTCGCTATTATATGCCTTTATAGCGTCAGAATAATCGTTAATGTTGGTAACTATATCATCCGTAAAATATTTACCGATCATTCCACCACCTGTAGCATTGATAGCTGTTTCTATAGCTCCATTATTAGCCATTTCTTTCATGTAAACATAGGCTTGTGCTACTTCATTTACACTCTTGGATAAATTTTCGTACTGTTTCGACAATGAAAGAACATTACCTGCTTGATCTACCAATGCATCGTTTAGTATTTTGTTAGGTGTAGCAGAATAATTTTGTATGAATTCGGTCCACTTCTCTATAGCTGCTTGCATGTCACTGTTTGTAGCTTCAGGTGCAACCAAATTCCCTTTATACGCACCGCCTAACTGCTCGATATTGGTAAATTCTTTTAGTTCACCATTATAAGCTTTGATTTTCATGCCGGTCTCTTCGGCCATTGACTGAATATTTTTCAGTCCTTCCTCCGCACGATTAAAGAAGTTGTCATTTGCCTCTGCTGCACGGTCTGCCTCTTCAGACTGTCTTGCATACAAGTCTATTAGTACACCAAGGATAGCAATCCAACCAAAACTAGCTCCTAGGGATTTTAGAGTACGTCCTATTTTTTCGAGGGCCAATTTTGCTTTTGCCGTTTGAAGCTCGAAACCTTTTAATACCTTAGTTCCTTTTATTGTAGCTTCCATTTCTCTCTTTTCTTCTCTTGTTAGATCAGAGTGCTTGATAGCTGCAATAGCGGTTTCTTTATTTACTTTTCCTAATGCTACTAAACGTGAAAGCTCCTCTCTATTTAATTTGCGGGCTGAAAGGATTGCTTGCAGTCTTGTTTCATTAAGTTTTATTTCAGAGTTGATAACCTGCTGTTCATCCCATGACAATTTTCTGTATGTCTGGGCTGCTTTCAAGTTGGCCACATACTGTTTTTGGTAGGCCATCTCGTTCTTATACACCAAATTGGTATTCCGGCCTAGAATCAAGTTGTTAACAAGAGTGGAAGCCTTATTTATTCCGAAAGCAATAGCTACCATTTTCAATACTCCTATTAATTCTTTCCATTTTCTTGAAAGGCTCGTCAACCCCTCTGCTGTAGACTTTAGCATGTCACCGATGCCACTTTCTGCCATTTCTCCGTACATGATATCCAAAGAGTCTTTCAGGTTTTTCCACTTTGCGGATACGCTATCAGATATCTTGTCCTGCATATTATAAAACATACCACCTTCATCAGTAATGGTTTTAATTGCAGTAATAACATCATCATAGCTTACCTTTCTCTCAGATATACGTTGTTGGACCTCTGCTGTAGACACTGCTCGCTTCTCAACCTCACTATATTGGTCTGCAAGTAATTTTAGCATAGGAATATTATTCATTGAGAATTGACGCAATGTAATACCGGTAAGGTAGGTTGCTGATCTGACATGACCTAAAGCCAAAGTCAAACGACCAACATCAGTACCGGCACCAGCAGAGATATCAGCCAAACGTTTAGTCATGTCGTACAATTCATTATACTTAAAGCCGTAAGCCGATAACTGTTTTGTGTACTGGTCAAGCTCAACAACACCGAAAGGCGATTTAATAGCTAAAGCCTTTATTCTGTCAAATAGGTCTGTAGCGTGTGCTGTATCATTCAGAATGGCACCAATAGAGATACGTTGTCTCTCGAGCTGGCCGCCAATCTCTATAACATTACCCAAAAATTCACGAACACGTGTAACAGAATACAGAGTAGCGAGAGAGCTACTTAAACCACCGCTGATACTTATTCCTTTAGCCAGTGTAGCGTTCATGTTCATGTTGGCGCCCGTAAAATCATTGGTTGCTTGTGTGGCATTTTGTTGTACTTTAGCATATTCACGGCCAAGCTGGTTGTATGTGCTCAGTGTACGTGAATCTAATGGGCTACCAGCAGTACGGACCTGGTTCACAGATACATTAATCTTGAAATCTTTGCTCTCTAATGCTTCTTGCACACTTTTACGTAAATGTGCGGAATCAATATTTACCTTTATAGACTCTGTGAGCTTTTCTGTAGTTAGTTTGATTTTAAAATTTTCCGAATTAAGTGCCTTTTGAATATCACTTCTAATTTTAGTAGCATCTATTTTAGGAGCAATATTTTCGCCTAATTTAGATATAAGACTTTTACGAATAGCTTCTACTTGTGATGCAGTATTATCTTTTAACTGAACATCAAAAAATAAAGTACCGTTACCGTTCTGCATATTGTATTATTTTAGAGATTTAGATTTAAAACTTTGAGAAATTAGGTTAGGTAATTCACTACCTGTAAGAGAAAGTACATTGAGGTGTAAAACAGCTTCTAGCCATTGTCCTGAATACTCTGTACCTGTTGTGACAACAAATGCAAAACTACCTTCAGGGCATCTATAACTTTCCAAAAACTCTTGTGAGGTCTCGACACCGTACTTGTTGTCCGTATCAGACATGCCAATCACACCTCTAGGAAAGCCCTCATATGGTTTGGAAACAAAAGCATGCTGCCCGTTAGGTATTTTCTTTCTTATAGCAGGAGCAGTCCACATTCCTTGTTTAAACGTTCTCAGCTCTTTGCCGTAATATATTCCTACCATATATGAAGTTTGGGTATTACCGGTCAATCCACTATATTCTTTATTCTTAACAATGGAATTCCAAACCTCAGGCAAAACGGCTGTTAAACGTTCCCAAATGTAATTTCTTATTTGAGCCCTGAATTGCTCTAGTCCGTTTTTAATTACAGCGCTATTTCTGTTTTCTGATGGAAATTTCATTTGACGTTTATTTTTATAGAGTTATCAATTTTGAAAATATCGTTGATAGCAAGTGATGCTTTTTGCTCTCCACCGTACTTCTCTAACCATTCCTTACGTGCTTTTTTCACAGCCTCTATATCTGCCGGAGTATCATCAAACTCACCTTTATTCTTTTTCTTCTTGCCGTAATCATAATCTGTTACTGATACGTCCGATACTAGTAATTCAATCTGTGCATTCGTTAACACTGAATTAAGATAATACCCGGGAGGTGTAACAGGTATACCAAATATTGTAAGCGGACGCATCAGCCATGTATGCCTACGAGTTATTTCCCAGTCTTGCCCGTACTGAGTTCTTGAAGGATACGATCTGCTTCCTCCCGACTTTTCATCATGTTTGCGGTTTGGAATCCTATCAGAGATATGGTAACTGCGTAGTATTCGTCTTGCGGAGTTTTTTTTTGAGCCAATTCGATAAATGGCTGCAATTCAAAATCACCATATTCCCGAACATAGTAATACCAGCGCCAAAGGAACCAGTAGAATAGTTTTATCATGAAGTAACCATTTAATCTAAAAGCAGCAGCACTCTTACATGTTACTTTGCTCTCATCAACGTATTTTCTCTTTTCATCCTTTACCTTTGCCTGTAATATATCAGTAACCTTGTTGCAGGCTTCACGTCTAGTCCATCTATAGCCCCATTTATGACCTCGTACTGTAACATAATCTTTTTGGTTGAGCTCTATAGATCGTAACTCTCGTTTTTCCTCTAATGTAGGTTCTTTTAAAGTTTTTACCATAAGTAGTGTAATTTAAATAAAAAGGGCAACGGCTAAATTGCCGCCGCCCCAAAATCAACTATGAAACAAAAAAATTATCCTTCTGTTGCTGCTGAGCCAACAAGTGGATAGAATTCATTACCATTTGTATCCTTCAGCGGAGTGATAGCAACATTATAGTAACCAGTGGTATCATCACCACCTGAACCATTAAATGAAGCAAACATTTCCACATTAGGGAGATAGATAGCTGATGTCTTATCATCTGATTGCATGAACAGAGCACCGGTTACCTTCTTCGGAGTAAGAGAATAGCCCTTACCTGAATACTTATAGCCACCGATGGCACCAGAAATAACTGCTGCTGATGAACCACTTTCAAAGAATAAATCTGATACAGGACCAGCGATAGAGCTTACCTGCATGCTAATATCTGCATCACCCTGCTGAGCTCCAGTCTTCCATGTTCTACCTTCTGTAAGCTTTACTCGGTTTACTGTTGGAGCTCCAGTATCAAAAGTAAGGCCGTCAGCCAAAACAGGAAGCTCCATATCAAAAGTAGTAATAGCTGAGAGAGCCTGATTTGGAGTACTGATATAGTAGACATTTGCCATCTTTGAGATAAGCTCATGCAAACTTTCTAGTGTGGTTGTAATTGATATATTAGCCATATTCGTTTATTTTTTAATTATTAACCTAAAAGAAATTATAATACTATGATAACCTATATCATCAGCTTTGCAAGCAAGTAAAAGAGGCTCGTTATTGCAACGGTATAGCCCAGGTTCACGCAAAGGAAACAAAGACATAACATTATCAGTTAAGCTTTCTAGTATATTTGTTTTCTCTACATTACTGTCCTTAGCAAAAATAGATATAGTAAAGTCTGTAAAGTGTTCTATGCGAGAATAAGGAATAATGCTACCCATACGAACCACAGCAAATGTATCCATTTGTACTGTAGAGGCTGCTGGTCTGTTAGTCACAAAGACATTTGCTATTCCAGCTTCCTTTACTTTTTTGAATATACTTTGCAGTACTTCTTTCCTATGATAAGTATTTGTAGACATTAATTCTTAGCTTTATCACAATAAACACTTGTTCCTAAATTTCCTACATAAGCATCTGAGATAGGCATTTTAACGAAAGTATCTTGACAGTCTGTGCAATCAACAAACATACCGGCCTTAATACCTTCTACTATTGCACCATATTCCTCGCCAGTGTCAGGATCTATTTGTCCTAGCTGAATACGATAATCGCCTTTATAGACTTCGTCCTGCTTAAAAGCTCTTATAGACGTATTGCGTTCTTTGCGGCAAACACCTTCCCAAACGATAACTCTTTCTCCATCACTAAAGGAATCATCTTCGCTTAATGAATAGATTGTGCAAGTATGAGGAAATCTTTTAAACTCTACCATATCAAAAGTTGATTAGCCGAATTCCACTCGTTAAACGAGGTTCATTCCACTTGTCAAATAATGCGTTGTACTTTGCTTTCCATTCAGCAATATTGGCGCTTGAAACTTGCCAGCCACCTTCTGACTTAGCCCAACCTCCATCCTGAACTTTTGAGGTTCCACCGCTTGTAGGCAAATTGCTTAACCAATAGTAGGCCGTTCCTTCTGCTAAATCTCGGTCTTTCTCGGGTAACGCTGCATATTCTTCATCACCTGTTAAACCTCTTTTTGCAAGTATTGTTTGGAGCCCCGCCACCGTAATTAATGGCGAAACTCCTTTCAATACACTGCTTATGGTCAAAACGTCTGACATAAGTTTCCTATTTTAAGCTGATACCTTGCTTACGAATATCCACTGTGGTACGCTAGGAACACACAGCTGAGCAAACTCAGACTCAATGTATACAGAGTGCGTCTTTGGATTAGCTCTCTGAGTAAGCAACAAACGGTCTCCATCGAATCGAGCAACCTTGTCCTGTTCGTAACCAATAGCCAATGGTGCAACACCCTGGATATTACCAAGATTACCTGTAGGCAAGAACACGATATTCTGAGGATCGAAGTTATCTACACGGGTAGTAATCAAATCTGGATCTCCATTCTCATCAGTACCAGGAGCATCAACGTAAGCATAAGTCTCACGAACAACAATTTCATCAACCTTAATCATCTTACGAATAGCTTCCATAAATGCAGAATCGTCCATAACCTTAACATTGTTAGCTGCAATTTCAGGACTAGAAGCGTTAGGGTAGAAGTAAGCTGCTAGTTTGGCAATTACTTTGCTATGAGTCAGCAAATCTTCCCAGAGGTCACGTCCGATTTCCATTTTCAAACCACCAACATAGTGCTTTGTTCTACGGATATACTTAACACGGTCCTTCATGTATTGAATTGGGTCGGAAGCAGAACCTTCTGCACTGTGGTCTGCTGCGGTAAACCAACGTTTTGTACCAGTCAATTCGTCTGGTGCTGCTACACCGAATTCAATAGAAATGCCCTGTAGACCACGAGGATTGTTTACTGAGTTGATATCAAACTTACCTGTTGAGATTACACGATGACGGATATGAGTCAGTGCATTGCGATAAGACTGTATCAAGCCGTCTGTACCTTCGTCTACCAACCCCATGAAAATGTCCTGCATCTCAGGAGTTAGAGCAGCATTACCAACACGGCTCAACAATTGCAGCTGTTCGTTGATAATAGTGCGGTTAAAACGGTAATAACGCTTTGCTGTAGGGATATTACCTGTACGGCCACTGATAGACTTCAGTGCAGCCTCATAGCCAGGAGACTCAGGATCAACCCAAGTAGGGAGCGCTGTTGCACCAACAGAAGCAATAAGCTGTGCAAAAGTGTAGTTGATACTTGTTGGAGCGAAAGAGAAACCGTCTACGTTAAGCTCGTTGAACTTTTCCTCATAACGGTCAACCCACTCTTGCCAAGTCAAACCACCAAGACCGTTATCAAAAACGGTAAAAAGTGATAATGGAGTAGTATTCATAATCTAAACCTTTCTTTTAATTAGCTAACAAACTTGATTTCAGAAAGAGCAGCTATTCCTTTAACAATTGGGAGAACTTCTGCATCGAGCATGTAAGAATAGATCTCGCCAGCATAAATAACTGTAGCGGTGCCTTTTGCCACACCTTCCTCAATCTGAATATCACATAGAGTGAAACCATTAATACCAAGTGTAGAAACATCCTCGGCAGAAGTAATCTGAGTCTTTGTGTATACGGTTACAACTTTACCACCATTACCACCCAAATCTTCCCACTTGCATGGAGTACCAGCAGGGATCTTACCTACACCATTCGTCATAAAACCAGTTAAATCAGTGATTACACCACCTACTGGGAACTGGTCCTTCACTTCTCGCCATACCTTACGGCTATGACCTACAGAAAGTGTTTTTGAACCGAAAGTATTACCAAATGCCATAATCTGATAATTTTAAAGAGTTAAACATTTTTTATTTACCCCAACCCTCTTTTTTGGCTTTACGTGCAAAGAATGCATCAGCTACGCTGTGTTTACCACTTCTATCACCAGAAGATGATACACGGGGTGTTGCACCTTCTCCACGGCACTCTTTGTACTCTGTATCGTACTTTTTAAGATATTCTTCGGTCAATTCATCAACCGACTTATCTGTAGCGAATACCACACCTTTAAGAGTGTTGTTTAAGACATATTCGTCTTCAGCACCTTTGGCTTTCATGGCAGCTTTAACATTTCTAAGAATTTCTTCTTGTGCCTTTGCCTTTTCTGCATTATTTGCACGTTCTGTTAATTGCTGCACAGTTTGCTTTAGTGCTTCCAGCTCCTTGTCCGAACTATGATCTTCATGTCCTTCACCTTTTAATAAAGTCTTAATTTCGGCAAGTTGCTCCTGACTCATAGTCTTGATTGTGTCCGCATCGAGCTTAAAGTTTTTCTTTGCTTCTGCAAACTTTGTTGAAAAATCGTGATTAAACTGTCCTTGCAAAGATTTGACAATACCTGCAACTTTATCAAAGTACGCATCATCTGGCTCTTCACCTGCTACAGGGAAGTTTTCTACGATTGTTTGGATTGTTTTTGAGGATAAATCGGTGTTTCCGACTTTCTCTTGAACGGTAGAAACGATTTTTTCTGTTTCCATAATATATATATAGTTAATGTTATCCTAAATCAGCTGTTTCCTCACGGATTAATCAAAATAATATAATGTTATCCTAAATACAATCTTTGTTTGTTGCGAATATACAATTATTTTAATTATAATGCAAATAAAATTGTATTTATTTTCTAAAATATTGTAGAAAATAGCCTTTTATTGCTATATTTGCATGTAAGGATATGTATTTAGGATAATGAACATAAAACTAAATGGTATAAATAAAAAGTTAGAGCAGACTTTTCACGAATTAAATCTTCGGATAATCAGCGAAAATGATGTCGATAAAATAAGGACCGAATGGAAACGTACTCATAATCCGCATATTGTTGCTGCACAATCTGGAGGACAGTCAAGAATGCTTGCATCAGATGCCGACATCAGTATTGTTGGTGGTGGCCGCGGTGGAGGTAAATCTGCTGCTCTAATCTTTAATGGTTTGTATGATTATAATAATCCTAACTTTAGAGCTATTATCTTCCGTAAGGAACTTGATGACCTTTCGGATATCATAGATACTTCTAATGACTTCTATAAGACTATAGGAACATACAACCGCGCTAAAAACGATATGACCTGGAATTTTAACAATGGAGGTTGGCTTACATTTTCATTCCATGATATGGATGAGTCTGACTTTCACGATAGATACCAGGGTAAGCAGTATTCTTATATTGGCATTGACGAGGTTACACAAATCTCATATTCAAAATTTAAAGTCTTAACGATGAGTAATCGTAATGCTTACGGAATACGCAATAGAATTGTAGGCACATGTAACCCTGATCCTGATAGCTGGGTAGCTAGACTGATAGAATGGTGGATAGATCAGGAAACAGGTTTACCAATACCAGAGCGTGATGGTGTAGTAAGATACTGTTTTATGGACGGCAATGATGTGTCACAAATAGTTTGGGGAGATACTAGGGAAGAAGTCTTTGAGAAGTGTAAGAGTACGCTCATGCAGCACTGGAAGCCTGAATTCGAACAATATGGTTCGCCAAAAGATTTGCTTATTAAATCGGTTACATTCGTGCAGGCAAAATTATCTGAAAATGATGCATTGATGTCTAGCGACCCTAGCTATCTTGCTAACTTGATGTCACAGCCAGAAGAAGTGCGAGCAAGGTTCTTAGATGGAAACTGGAAATATAAGGCTGTAGGAGATGATATCATTAAAACTGAACACATGGAGCGCTTCTATAGCAATGCTGAACAGGTTAATGATAAAACAAGATACATTACATGTGATGCAGCGTTTGATGGTGGAGATAAGTGCGTATTTTGGCTATGGATTGGTAATCATATTGCTGATATAGAAGTATGCTCTAAGGACGCACAAGATACGGTTAATTTCGCAAGAAACTTGCTTGAAAGATGGAGAGTACGGGAAGAAAACTTTGCATATGACTTATTAGGTGTCGGCCATGTTTTTAAAGGCTATTTTAGAAAAGCACTTCCTTTTAATGCGAAAGAAGCTGTTGACAAAAAATACAAAGGAATATACTACAATTTGAAAGCGCAAGCATTTACATTGTTTGCCGATCATATTAAAGATGGCACATATTCTATAGATAGCTCTTTGCTTGAACGAAAATATAGTGGTAAAGGATATAAAAACAAAACTCTGAAAGAAATTCTTAATGAAGAGAGAAGATGTATTCGTTTCAGGGAAGATGATCCTAGTCGTGTTATCGACAAGCAAAAACAGATGAAAAAACTTATCCATAGGTCTCCAGACTTTATAGAAGGTGCTACTATCAGAGAGATTTTTAACATAAAAGGAAAACGGCATTCACAACCAAAAAATCTAGGTCTGCTTACTGGTAGCGCTAATAGAAGACAGAGACATGCTTATGGAATTGGTTATAGGGTAACAAACATGGGTTGGTAACGGGAAAAACCCGTTGGAATACCCGTTATTAATTCATATTAATTATGTTAGTAAAAGATTATTTAAGGAAAAAACCTTTTTACAGACTTATGAATAGTGGTCTGTACGTTAACGGTGAACGTATTCAACCTGTAGATACAATGGTGTATCGAGAAAAAAGGTTGTTTGGTAGGGTAATGACTCAAACGGATTATGTAGAGGAATTTACTCCGTCTGCCCACCGAATTATGAACGAGCTTTTCTTTCCCGAAAGTTACGGTTATGGCGAGGTGATAGATGAGAATGGAGAAAAGTATGAGACAATGTATCGTGAAGAGACTTTTCGTGTCCAGGTGCCTTTGCAAGATGTTATCACTGTACAAAGATTAGTGCATCTATGTGGTAATGATATCCATTTCGAGCTAAATGATAGTGTTGTTTCAGAAGAGCTTCAAAATCGCTTCCTACAGTTCCAAAAGGGCTGGCTGGAGAAGAATATGGATATAGCATTCTATTATTTGGCAAAGTCTGTTCATATCACTGCTGATGGTGCTATAGTCTACTTCATGAACAGAGGAAAGCTTGGTACACGTAATCTTTCATTCCTTAATGGTGATATTTTATTCCCTCACTATGATTTTAGTGGAGAAATGGATTATTTCGCCAGAAAGTATAAAGATTATGATGAAAATGGTATTGAAGTTACAGAGTATGTCGAGGTATGGGATAAAACATATATGACTCGCTACAAGAAGTCTGTTTATGGTCTAGCTGGTACTTATAATAGGATAAAAGATATATTGGGCCTTGATGGCTATGAAATGGTAAATGAACCTATGCGACATGGCTTTAATAGGGTTCCTGTTGTATATATGAGAAGTTCTGATAGTAATCCATGTTGGGGTAAAGTACAGCCGCTTATAGAACAAATCGAAGTTGCTCTATCTTATTGGGCTAAGGCATGTGCGTCTACAGCTAATGATGCATATGTTATGAAGGGTGATGATGTTTCAATAAAGGGTGATCCTCTAGGCCGTGTCCGTGCTTTCACAATGGGCAAAGATGATAGTGTTTCACTGCTCGAAAAGAATAGCTCTAATGAATATTTCCAAAACTATGTAAATAGGCTGTTCAAAGAATGTTTCAGGGGCTCGTATATCATAGAACCACCTGAATTAAAGTCAGGCGATACACCAGCAGCAGCAATTAAGTTACTTTATTCTCCTAACCTGGAAAAGGCAAAGTTGGAAGCAAAGGAATATAAAAAAGCTATTGATGATATGAAAACGTTGTTCTGCGAAGGTTATGGTATCGAACTAGGAAAGGTTACAAAGGGGGTAGAATTGTCCTCACACATTTTTGGCTGGATTATTCCTTACGTAACAGAGAATACAGCAGAGCTTATTAATAACTTAGTACAATCTGTTGGAGCCGGTATCTTGTCAAAACAGACTGCAAGTGAGTTAACAGGATATGATACTAATGCAGAGTGGGATAGATTACTTAAAGAACATAAACTAGAGGATAGCATGGATAGACTCACACAATTAAGAAAACAAACTGAGTAGCTTTTGTATGTTATAACACTTGCTTTTTTATATATCAATAAATAGATTTGGTGTAGAAAAAACAGATAGGGAGGTTGCTATAAACTACCTCCCTTTTATTTTTATAAACCTTCAGACTTATCGTATACTTTTCCTGTAGAGCTATAGTCCTTCTCTATCTTTATAGTACTATTCTCATACTGAAAAGCATTCACAATTGAACCTTCTGTAGAGCGTAATGTAATATTGCTATTATGTCTTACATGGATAGTTGCAGCGCTGAATAGTCCGAAATTCATATAACCAGTACAATTGCCTAATAGAATATAGGTTCCACTGAATGCATTATCCATTTCAATGTGTTCGTCCAGGAAAATGTTATGACGATGGAGATCATCTAAAGATATATTTTCACGGATAAAATCAATGTTTGGATAATCGTTATCAATACAGAAGTCCAAACCTCTAACATACATGTCCAATAATATATCGATATTTACATTATCGGTCCATTCTCTATAGAACTTTTTGCAGATTCCTAGCGATACTGCCTTTTCTTTAAGGATTTTGTTTAATTGAGAAAATTCCATATTTTAAATATTAAAAATATATTACAAAACAACAACAATTTTGATGATAAGGAGGAATTGCGTATCTGTCACTGATAGGGTGTACACCTACATACGAATCACACAAATCACATGGGTAGCTGGATCCACGCTCCACCTTATACCATTTGTGTTTATTCTTATTCTGTTCGTACTGGTCCTCCATCCAGGCATCCGCAATAACATAAGTGCCCATGCGTTCTAATGCTTTCTTGCTCGCTGTTGGTACTCCATGACCATAGTGAGGCTTATTAAAATCTACAGCAAAAACACCTTTATTATCCTTTTGTGCAGACTTGACATAAGGATTATCCCATGGATTATCACGGTAATTTCTTATAGCTTTCAGAATATCTTCTTTCTTCTTGCCTAGGATAAGCCCGGCTACAATACCTACTTCTAATTCCTTCTTGAAGTGTGAAACATATTCTTCTGTAAGATTATCTACTGTGTTACCGTTTTTCTCTTCATGTACATAAGAAAGAATATCCTTTTTGCGTTCTTTGCGATTATCTACAGATAGGTCATCTATTATGCTGATAATCTCAGCTATAAGCTCGTCCAAAATTGCCTGTATCCTAGGGGATATCATCGGATTATTAAATGTAAGCATCATTGGAGGTAACTTATACTGTGACATTATATCAAGGATAACGACAGTGGCTGAGTCCAGAAACTTTTCTATGTTCCTGGAATAACTCTGCTCTGCGTCAACACGATTTAATATATATTCTCGTGCTGCATCAATCATTTCATTTGTTATCGTCTGCATTTTCCTCAGTGTAGGCTTGTTCTATAATAGCACTGTGTTTTATAGCTGTTTCTTCGTCCTCAACAGACTTCTTAGCATACTTTGCACGTAAAGCTATATAGTCTTCAATCAGCTTATCTAGACCATTGACAAAGGTAAACTCTTTCTTTGCATCAATGACATCAGGATCATCTATCATGTTTGTAATAA